GCCCGTGCAGTCTCTCGGCGTTTATTGACAACGGAAAATAATCATCGTAAACGAATCATATTCATTCCCTCATGCAAACTTAGCACGGAATTATTAAGTCGGATTACTCCAACACCTTTTTGGGACATTTACTTCACATAACCCCCTAAATCCACTTACAAGTCAAAACGAAAATCAAAAATTTCCTTAATGAGTTGTGCCTTGGGATCTAGATATGACAGAAAAGATTGATCAAATTCATTGATCATTTTTATCTGCATTGATTCTGTGTCCAGATTAGGAATACGCTTCAAACGCGATTCCAAAGATTCGATTTTACCAAAGTAACGAATTGACTGGAGAGGAGGGCAAACTGGCCCTTCGTACATAACTATGTGTGCGGATCTATATTTTTCAATAGTCTCACATTTCACAGGAGCTAGGTCCTTTATCCTTGCCGCCACACGTAAGGCATGAACATCCGGGGAGTCTCCTCCCAGGGTTTCATGTGTTGCGCGCTGCATCATTGATAACCTCATTAACCAATCATCTCTACCATCGATAGTCTCACCTTTATTCAAAACAACCTCCCCAAACTCAAACCTGGCGTTAGACGTAAATTTCCGAAAGTCGGAAATTTTCATTCTAAAGTCAGGGGCCTGAATACGATATAATCCTAATTTAGGATTTCTTATAAACTTTGCTGCTATTCTCCTTTGTTCAAGGGAATATTTAACAGGTTTATCAGAAAACTTAGGATCCAAACCATATCCACCTAACAAGGCGGGAATATACCAATTGGGATAGAAACCAAGGGACTTTTTATCGTCCCAACGTTCCATTATCAATGGTATAATCCTGTGAGTCCAAGGTGTCAATTCACACATCTTATTCACTGCATTAGCAATCTCAACCGGTGTAGCCCGCGATTCACCTCCTTTCAGAGTAGAATCAACGGTGAAACGTTGATTAAGATAGCCAACGCGGATCATTTTCCCTCCAACCTTATGAAAAAGTTGAGAGTTAATTAAACAACCAACTTCACTGTAGTAATCCTTACCCAAGGATTTTTTAAAACCGACATTAGCTGCCACCTCATCAAAAACTTTAGAAAATAATTCATCAGCTTTAAATAAAATGTCATCACCGTTAATTATCACGTTATCTAACATAATTTTCTTATGTTTCGAAGATAACTTATTTAATGACACATAACGATCGACGGCCGTAACATATACAGCTCTGTTAATTGCACATAAGATTGCGAATGACAAAGGATGACCCATAAGCTGACCTTCAATTAGTTCAGCTACGGATCCATCTGGATACATTGCAATGAAAGCTTCAGACAAACTAGCCAACATCAAGGCATGCTGTGGTGCCGAGGATAATTCCCCAGCTACCAGAGTAGTTGCTCGACGTTTTACTAAATCTGTTGCTGCTTCATAATCACCACTCCTCCAATGGGTAAAGAAATTGACATTTCTATCAATCTGATTTACCCTCATAGTCAAATCTTCCTCCCTCATTGTTGAGAACTTCGTACTCTTCCAAGCTTTCAGCATTGCACCTTGCAATGGCTGAAACATCGAATACAAATAACCACTACCTTTACTTAAAATTCTAAATTTTCCAGGTTCTGGGATTGCTACAACTTGTATAGTAACCCCAGCCTGATAAAATTCAGAAATGGCCTTATCTTCAAATTTTACAAACTCTTTCTGTCGCCATTGTGCAAAAGACAGATTGAGTGAAGGTAGAATACCCAATTGTGGGTGTTCAATTGTAAAATGGAAGGGTTCTGTCAGAGACAGAGCCCCACCTTTTTGAAGGGAGCGCTCCAAACATGCGCTTCCTGTTGGTAAAAACTTTGTAACATCATCCAAATTTTTAAAAATTTGGCGACTTACTTGTTTCAAATGATACTCAGTATCATTATCGATTGGTCCCCGGGCCTGCGACAAACGCTCTTTATGTTTTAAAAGCGCTTGATCCCTCTTTAAATCAGAGAGAGCAGTCCAACTTTGTTTACAACCTTTTTGAAGGGAATAAATAAAGTCGAGTCTACCGTGCATAACTGCACGTCCAATCAATCTACCAACAAGACCTGTGAACAACGGTCTATAACTTTCCTTTGGTTTCGGAAAATTCCCATTGTCACGCAAACACTTAAATAATAATCTATCAAGATAATATTTAACATATGTTTGCTCCTCGCTAAACTCGTCAGAAATTTCAAAAATTCTGCAAGCCATTTGTTGTAGCGAGTGTAGTAGTTTCTCCACAAATATTTTGTTCTTTAACCTAAGACCAAAATAGGAGATGACCGCTAAGACGATCGATTTAACTATTGCTCTAATTGATTCTCGTTGTAAACGAGAATCAAGAGTGTCTACTGGGATGTTTCTTAGAACATCAGACACCCAACGCGATAATCCCGAACCATTTAAACTAAACACAATTTCACGTGTTCTAGTTGGAACCTTCATATCAGCAGCCACTGTTACTGCCATCAGCGCGCAGGACAGACCCTTACCAAGTGCCGGTAAGGGCTGACACTCTCCTTGCAAAGGAGAGCTACTTTCGATTTTGTTTCTTAACATTTCG